TTAAATTTGCAATTTTAAAAGCACTATCTTTTTCAAGTGTGCTTGTATTACTGCTTATTGTAGCCCTATCCCCTCTGTACGTCACTATGGGGATAATGACTAGACAGATGCAAGAAAAGGTTAATTAATCAGCAGCTTCGGGTGTATTTCCTTCTGCTACCCAAGCAAGGTACTCTTGATAATCTTTATTATCAGGGTTGAAAGGAATAATTTTTCCACGTTTTGTTGAGTCTGTGTACTCTACTTGATCGACTACAGATGTGAGTGTGTTTTTAATTAATTTGTAAGTCATAAGTCTGCATCAACAGCAATAAAAGCATTAGCGTTGTCTGCAAAAGAAAACGCTGCACCTCCTTGTAATAAATTACCAGATAATCTAGCAGGTGTTGTTTGTATTCCCCCTGCTTTTGTATTAGCGTAAAGCATGGCATGGGGTCTATCTGAGTTTATACCTGACCCATTTCCATAAAATTGATAATAATTAGTGCCTTCAACAAATTCTAGTGATGGTGTAGTTCTTTTTTCTACCCAATTACATTGATGATGAGTTTCATTTTGTTGATACATAACAACAGCACCTCCCCAAGTTTTACCCTGACCCGACACTAAAACTTCATAATAACGCTGACAAAGAAACAACTCTTGTGCAAATGACCTATGTTCAAAATCTGTTGCCACGCTGCCTACTTCTAATTGAACTCCTGTTAGTTCAAATGTTGCATCATTTGTTGTGTACCATGTTGATGTAATATCTGGGTATCTTATAGAACTGTTATAAGCTGCCCATTGATTTAATACAAAACTATTATCAGTAGTGTCAGTTCCTCTAAATAATGTCCAAAAAACTTGTAAACCTCGGTCAACATTATTATCAAAGGTAAGATTAGAATTTCCTGGAATTTTATAAGTAAATTTAGTCCATGTATCTGTTGAAGCAAAAGTCATAGCTGCTCCATACCTTTGCGAAGTTCCATCATCAGTTGTTAAAGCTACATAAAAAGTCTGTGCAACACTTGACTTAGCCCAAAAAGATAATGTTATAAAACTAGATGAAGAAGTATAGTTCCAACCACTATTTGCAATATCTTGTGCTTCTAAGTTTTGAAAAACGATTATTCTATCACTTGAACCGGCACCACTTGTTTGATTTCCATTTGTAATTTTATATGCTTTTCTAAATCCAGAATTATATGGCGAAGTTCCACTTGCAACATCAACTTGTTCTTGAGTAGGAGATTCATCCGTACCGGAAACTGATGTTCCAAATCTGTCAACAGTTTTAATGCCACTTGATGTAGATGACGTACCCCTTTGGGCTATTTGACATGCTCCGTTCAGAATCAAATTTCTATTACTTAGGTTGTTAGTAATATTCGCAGTACACGTTCCATCAGTATTGTTTACGGTAATAGCAGCAGTACTAGCTGCAACTCCTTTTATCGAATTTACCTTGATCTCTGACATAATTAACTAGGTTTTGGGTTAGCGTCTTTAACCGCTTTGATGTGGGTAGCCCACGTTCCAGTTGTATCTAGTTTACCTGCAACAATATCCTTGTACAACATATCTAATTGATTAGCCAGACTATCGTAAGATTCTCTTCTTTTTGATTTATAGCTATCGTTTTCTAGATCCCAAGCATCTTGTAAGGCTTTTAAACCATTAATACAATCAGTTTCAGTAGGTTTAGAACCTCCATCATGCACTATTAAATTTGCATAGATTTTATTTTTTGAATCAGACCAACCAAACCATTGTCCTGTTCTAACAGTTACAAGATAATCTTCAATGTGGTCTGCTTTTCCGTCTGATCTCATTTATGTGTCTCCTAATCTAATAAAGGTAACAGAATTAAGGTTTGCACCAGTTCCACCAAAGAATCTAACACTATCATTATCTGAATAACCAGTAAATCTTACTTTATGAGTTGAAGTGTCGGTAACATCAAATATAAAATCAGCAGTTGCAGTATTTCTACCAAAGTTTTGTCCAAAAGAACCATACCCTGCTGCTGCAAGGTTATAACTTGAATTATCTTCGGTTGTTTCTATTCTTGCTTGTCCATAATATGTTGAGCCGCCATTTCTTGAAAAAGGCATATTAAAAACAATTTGATAAATACCAGTAGAAGGAAAAGTAAATATTCCAGATGACTCTGTCATACCAGTTCCTATTTGAGCAAACCCATCTGTGTCTACTCTTTCCCAGTTAGATGAAAATACATCTACGGAACTCTGACTTAAAGTTCCATCAGCAGTTATTCTCCATTGATCTGCCATTGTTATTCCATTTACAGTTGCCATTGTTGCATCTGGAATATCTGGCAAAGTAAAAACTCTGTTATTTGCAGAAGAAGATGGTGCTTGTAAGCTAAAAGACCCACCACCTGATGCTGCGTTTAGTTTAATCTTTGCTGTCATAATTAACTATAAGGTGAGTCTCCTAGAATAGATGTATTCCACTGTGCTTTTAATTCATTTTCAGTTTTTGCAGCAGCTATAGCTGAATCAGCAGGAGCATCTCTTAATGCTTGCTTCTTACTAATTATATCAGTAGTACTAGATGATGTCTCTAATGCTTTTTGAAATTCTATGTCAAGTTCTGCAAGTTTTTCTTGACGAGCATTTCTAATATTTTCTTTATGTACTTCTCTAGCTTTTGTTATATCCATTTCTATTTTTCCATCAACTATTTTCCAAGCACGTTCAAAAAATGTATTTTTAGGAATTTCACTATCTTCGACAATATAATAAGACAAACCATCTGGCACGTCTTTAATACAGTCCTCGATAGGTAATATTGGATATAATACAGCTACTTGACCGCTTGGCTCTGTCCAAATAATTCTTTTAGTTGATGATGTTCCGTATGTCATAATAATCTCCTAATTTGCTATAACACAAATACCCATATGTACTCCATGATTTGCGTTTCCATTACCACTACTTGTAGAGCCATAAGCAAAAATTGGTTCTACTAATGAAGTGGTATGATTTAACACATGAAATCCGTTTGAACCTCTAACCACACCTGTATCTGACCCTGACGCTGCGTTTTCAGAACTCATAGAACCACACACAACATAAAAATCATCAGCAAGAGTACTAGAAAAACTAAGTCTATAATGACCATTTGCTATTTTAGTAACACTAGAACACCCAAATGATTGTTTCAAATCAAAGTAACTATTACTTGACTGACTTGCGTCCCAATGAGCTTGAGCTATTACTGAATTTGTACCAAAATACGCCATTAGCTTACCTCCGTTAAATTAAATTTATATTTTTTACCAGTTCGTTTGTTAATCAAGAATAAGTCATGGTGTCCTTCCTGTATTGTAAAACTTCCCCAAGTTGAGTCAACATCATTAGAACTACCTTCATTCGATAAGTTAAGGTCATTGGTATATATATTTTTCCATCTTGTTCCAGTAGCACCTAAATCATAACTATTATTTGCGCCCGGATTTAAATTACCAGAGCTATCAATAGTTGCTCTTATTACTCCACCGGTGTTCATATTGATAGTATCAGATGCAAAGTTTATTCCTGTGTTACTATCTGTTCCTGTTAATGCTGGTGCGGAAGCTGAACCATCAACTCCAGAAATTCCAGTAGTTCCGTTAATGTTTAAAGCCATAATTAAAGAATAACTAAAATTGCTCCGCTTGGCACGGTTACAGTCACACCTGAATTTATTGTAGGAGATACTGTATGAGCATGTTTACTAGCAGTTAAAGTATAATCTGTTGTTACTGCCTGATCTGATTCAAAAAATACTTCATCAGTTCCTCCACCAGTAGCTCCAGCACCTCCTCCAATTGCTCCCCATGCCCCATTGTTATAGCCTTCAAACTGATTTAAAGTGCTGTTATGTCTAAACATACCTACAGCAGGACTTCCGTCTCTCTGAGCAGTAGTACCAGAAGGAATAGTTAAACTTGATGTATAATTATGAATTACTTTTCCTGTAAAAGTTCCACCAGTTAAAGGTGCTAAACCAAATGCAGTTGTTGCAACAGGACCAATTGTGACATATCCATTATTAGCAGCATTTCTTATTTTTAAATTTCCATCAGATGTATCAACATGCCATTGATATGCATAGTTAGTTGTTAATGCACCTGATTTACTGTTATTAGATGCAATAGCCTGGAATAAATTATTTAAATCAGTTCTTACTG